TGTCTCAAAGGACGCGGGTTTAATCTTGAAAATACGCGCTTGACAGACCCTAGACGAGTGAAAAAATTGATTGCGGTGTTAGCTATAAGCTTCTGTTGGTGTTACTTAACGGGTGAATGGCAACATGATCAAAAAAAAGCGATAAAAATAAAGAAGCATGGACGACTCTCAATGAGTTTATTTCGCTATGGTTTAGACTATGTTCAAATGGCGATTCAGCGTTTAATTGGTTTTGGGAAAAAAGAAGAGTTTAAGGAAATTTTGGCAATTTTAAGAAGGCAGAACCCTGATAGGATAAGGGTTCTGTGAAATTTGTCGTGTACAGAGACCCGCGTGTTAAAGTTGGTGAAGTTCGTACCGTGGTCAACTCAATCAATAGTTATGGAGATGAACAAGGTGGCTTATGGTCTTGGTTTAAAGTAAATCATGACGCTGTGTTTGATCGTTTAGGTAAATCTTCAGCTGGGCGTTTCCCTGCAATGTTCAGTGGGGCAGCTTGTACCCAACAACAAGCAGCACAGTTAAATGACTTTTTTGCACCACGAACTAAAGAGTTGGTTGGGGTAGAAAGAGGATTGAAACAAACCAAAGAACGTATTCAACTCTGCGAATCGCTGGTAGCAAAACAAGATGGGTCAATTGTGCAACAGTTAAAGTTGTAATTGATTCAGCCATAAAAAAGCCAACTGATCGTAGTTGGCTTTTTTATTAAGGGTTCTTATCAAATTACTTTAAAAACAATCTATTGACGGCTGACTTATGCGTAGATGTCTAAAAAGTTTTTAAAGATTTGATGGCCATGTTGGCTCAAAATGGATTCAGGATGGAACTGCACGCCTTCAACAGGAAGTGTCTTATGTTTAACGCCCATAATTTCTTCCATTGAGCCATCTGCTTCATTGGTCCAGCATGTTACTTCAAGGCAGTCAGGTAGTGTTTCTTGATCAATGACTAATGAATGATAACGAGTTGCCGAGAATGGGCTAGGAAGATTACTGAAAATACCTTTATTGCTATGGTACATATCAGATAAACGTCCATGCATCACCGTTTTGGCTCTTACAATTTTCCCGCCAAAAGCTTGCCCAATACTTTGATGGCCTAAACACACCCCAAGCAAAGGAATTTTTCCGGCAAAATGATTAATTGCAGGAATTGAAATACCTGCCTCGCTTGGAGAGCAAGGGCCAGGACCAATCACAAGATATTTTGGTTGCCATCGTTCAATATCCTCTAATGTGACTTGATCATTGCGAACTACTTTTACTTCCTGATTCAACTCGCCAAAGTATTGAACGATGTTGTAGGTAAAAGAGTCGTAATTGTCGATCATTAGAAGCATTTTAGATTCAACTCACTAATATATAAAGGGATTTTATTTTGGGGTGATTTTGATACTCAATTTGGTACTCAATATTGAAAAAGTACCTATCTCATTGTATAAAATAAAGCCACCTCAATAGGTGGCTACTTTACCAGATTCTTTTGTGTCTGTAACGACAGATTGCACGTAGGACAATAACCAAAAACTTTTTCGCCCATCCTTGTATGGCCTTTGGTATCTGCCTTCACGAATCCGAGCGTCTAGAGTTTCAGGTTCGATATTGAGCATGTGTGCAAATTCTTCACGACCAACTCGGCGTTCTTCTTTTGACTGAGCAATACGTTCAGCTACAGCAACAATCTTTTCTAGAATGCTAGCCTCTATTTTAACTATTTGTCCCATTTACTCCTCCTTACTTTCCGCTTTCATAAAAGTAATCCAATGTGTATTGCTGCGCTTTCCACTAATGTGGCCAAACAATGGTTTTTGATCTGTGAGCGCTAAAACTTCACTAACTTTGATTTGTGTTTCATTCCATTTGAAAATTAAAACACCACCATTGGCCAACACACGAAAGCATTCTGCAAAACCTTTGCGAATATCTTCGCGCCAATCTTCTGACAACTTCCCGTACTTGGCGGCTAGCCAACTTTGCTTTCCTGCTTTCACCAGGTGAGGAGGGTCAAACACAACTAAAGTAAATTGGCCATCATTAAAAGGCATGTTGCGAAAGTCCATCATCACATCCGGTTCAATCACTAAAGAACGACCATCACACAATGTATGTTCTTCTTTTCTGATATCACCATATACTACATTTGGATTTTGACGATCAAACCACATCATCTTTGAGCCGCAGCATGGATCTAAAATTTGTGCATTCATCCCTCAGCTCCCGATTCGCTTGCTTCTTCAACTTCATACCAATTGACAAAGGCAAACCCTGAATCACATTCTATTTCACCCTTGTGATTGCAATTAGGACACTGAACCTTGTCCCCATTCCACAAGTAGCACCCAATGCCACGTTCAGTTGTTATTTCTGCATAGTCGCCAAAACCACAATTAGAGCAAGCATCAAGCCAAGTAATTTTAAGAGCTTTCATTTTGATCACCTGCTGCTTCAACCATTGCCTTATATCCGGTTTTACTCAGCGTCGACATCGGCGCGACTGAATATCGTTCGTATGCTTGGAACATCTTTTCTGTTGGAACTCTTGGTAAAAGAACATAACCCTCTGGCACCGACTGAGCTTTGGCTTTTTCTAGCTCTGCATCACGATGCTTTGCACATCTAAGCCAAGCATCCCAACGGCTATTCATGTTGCTTATTTCTTTCTGAGCAATTTCAGAAGGATTGTTTGATCTAGTCATAAACAGTTCATGCTCATGACTAAAAATAATGTCTCTTCTTCCTTTGTAATATTGGAAGGTATTTAGAAAAGCCTCTCTTTCCTTATTCAAATCAAACATTTTTAAGCCCTCAAATATTCTTCTTTAGTCCACTCAACAAACTCTCTATAAAGCTGCTGGGCAGGTTTATTTAATCGGTTGTGATAGTCGATCGTTATGCGCCGCCAAGCAACTGGTACCGCATAATGCTTTGTTAGAAACATTGCTTGGTCCATGCCTTGCCGGACTATTACGTAGCCCAGCAATTGCAAGTAGTACATAAAACCAAGCATGTGTTTTTGGCTCACTTTCTTGTACTGATCTTTCATGTTAGAAACCGTCCACTAATAAATAATCAGGGGTAGATTCTTGTTGAGTAGGTGTAGGATTCTCTAATTCATAGCGGCGTTTTCTCACATACCCCATTAGCTTCGGTTGAATCTGCGGATCTCGTGCAGCCACGTCTATTTCCAAAGCATCTAGCGTTGTAAGGTCTGGTGCAGTTTGGATTTGAACCATTAAAGAGGGTGGCTCATTAGCAGATGCCTTTTCTTTTTCTAGCTCTTCAAGACGTTTGTGAGTGGCGAGAAGGATAGGCTTCATTTGTTCGTCATCCCATGTGCGGGTATAACGATAAACCGCATTTACTTCTGCAGGTGTTTTTGACTCTTTTACACGCTGTAGAAGAGTATCTAGGGTTTGCTGATACTCATTGTTTTTTTCTTGCTCAGGTGTAGGCTGAGTTAAAAAATCTTCAGGTGAAGACACATAAGGTTGTTCTGTAATAACAATCGCACTATCTAAAGCTGATCCTATATTTTCTGAAATATCTTCGGATTGCACCAATGAGTCTTTAGAAGTAGTTACATTTGTTTGCTCAGTAATAACAATTGTAGGTTGTTTAACTTCATCAACAATTTCAGAAGTCTTTTCTACAACTACTGTCTGTGCACCTTTTGATTTCTTAGCACGCTGTTTCTTTGGTTCGTCACCTAGGCGAATAACACTAAAATCGTCACTAACTTCAAAACCTAACGCTTTAGATAGTGCTTTTAATTGAAGCTTGGCGTTTTCTGCATCACGTTGAACAAAGCCGCTATTAATAGATTCAATTAATGCGGTGGTTCTAAAATTCACGACGTAAATAGAAGGCGAATATGTAGTAATTACAAAAACATCCTGTCCCTCCTCATATTCATCAATAGTTAATGGCTTTGTGAATGTAATGCCAGCCAGCTCAATAGTTTCGATTTTGATGCAGAATTCAAAACCCGGTTTACCAAAAACAGAAGCGGGGAATTGATCTAAGTCAGAAAAGTCCAACATGTCTCCAATAGGACGACATAGAACAGTTTTACCTTTTTGAAGTGCTGCAAATGCTTCTTGAGCAGTTAAAATATTTTTCATGCTGTCATCCCCGTTTTCGCTAAGGTTTCAATTTCTTGTTTAACTGCCTTAAGTTTTGCCGCTTCAATTTGGATAAGGGCATCGATACCTAAGTGCTCACAAACTGTTTTTACATCGAGGCCACGTTCAGCAATAAAGTTTTGAAGTTCATCTCTTTGTTGATCTGAGATACCGTTAAATTCAGGTGGACTAATCCAAGTGCCACGTTGCTTATCAAACGTGCAATTCAATGCTTTAGCCCTCATTAACATTGCTTGGCGCATGTTCTGGTAATACATATGTTCTTTATCAAGCGACTCAGTTAATTGATTAAGGTCACCTGCATGCTCAGCTTCTTCACAGCTTTGTTTCCAGTTTTCTAGCTCTTCTTGGGCTTTAGCTGCTGCAAGTTGTGCAGGCGTTAAGGTGTTAATGTGATCTTTAGCTTGAGTAATCAGGTCAGCCAAGAAAGTAGGGTGTGCTTTAAGATCAGGTACCCATACTTCACCGGTTTCACCGCCTAAAGCACCTGAGTTTTTCGCATGATGTGTAGGCGAAGGTTTGAAATTAATAACGCGGGCATTTTTACCTTCACCAGTAGTAACAGTTGTTAGATAACCCATGACATCTGCGATACGGTAAAGCTCGTTACGGTTTTTACCACCTAGATCTGGGCGGTAAATAATTTGATCACCGTTTTGATCTTCTGATGCGTGTGCAATGAAAACAACATCTTTAC